TGTTCGTTTAGTCTCCAGTTAGTCTCCAGAAATGAGTCAGAAATTTTCATTTAGTATCACTAAATGAAAATTTCTGACTCATTTCTGGAGACTAACTGGAGACTAAACGAACAACGATTTACTGCTAACGGGGAAACATTAAAGAGGTCTTTCAGAACCACCCAATAAATTTGATTGTTGCGGTAGAAAAATTTGATACTATTAACAGAGACAACACACACTAACAGAGCAGAGAACAGAAAGTCTCCAGCAACTCCCCGCGATGACGTTGAGCTCCGACCTGTATTGGTGGAGGGTGAAACAGAGAGAGGAAGAGAAAGAGAGGGAGAGACTTAGAGAAATAGATAGAGAGTATCAGAGAAATGTAGCGAGATGGTTAGAGATAGAAGAACAGATGAAGAAAGAGGGAACATATGTGGAAAGAAATAAAAAAGAAGAAGAGGGAGAGGCGAAGAGGTTTTGGGAAGAAAGACGATTGAAGAAGAGTGCTGAGGGGCGATTGGAATTGAAGAGAAGGTTGGAGATGAGGAAGAAGGCTGAGGATGAAGAAATGGAAAGAAAGAAAAAAGAGGAAGATGAAGAGAGGGAGAGAGAAATAGAGAGACAGAAAACGGAGAGGGACAGGCAGAAAAAAGAGAAAGAATATAGTCAGAGGAAGATGATCTGCGGTTCATGTGTATTGATATATGCCCTGGCAGCGGGTGTGTCTTTATTAGTTTAAAGTCAGTAGATAGGATAGTCAGTAGAATTTTTATGTAAAATTTGATTGTTAGCGGTAAAAATTTGATTGTATTAATAGAAAGAACACACTAACAGAACAGAGAAAGATGTCATTTGATAGAGCGTCCCACTCCAAGCGAAAGGAAGCCGCCCACAAGACTCTCCTGAGGAATCTCCAAGTCTTTCAGGAGAAGATAGAGAAACTTGCTGACTCTGACCTTATCAAGGATGAAGCATATCGGCAACTCTCCAACGACAATGCCGAGATGTATCGGCAGATGAAGCAGATGATAGATGTGGTCTCCACACTCCCGACTCTCTTTCAGCAGACTATCCTCAATAGCGAACAAGTCCATCGGTGGGTCAATCCTGCCCCGAAGAATATAAGTCAGAGCAGACAAAAGAAGATGAACTCGGGGAAGTGCTTATTGTGTAATTGCGGTCAGTGGATACACAAGTATCATATGAAGGAGCATCTGGAGAGGAACATCCATAGCGAGAACCTCCTGAAGCTGGACTTGGAGAAGAAATCCAACATCAGGAAGAGGAATCTGAACGAGCTTCTCACCCTGAACTCTCATCTGGTTGCTCTCCAATATCACAGAGAGCATTTCAAGTATGCTCCTAAGGGTGAGAAATATCCTCCTATGTATTGTCTCCAGATGGCACTGAAGAGACTTTACATCCGCCGACTGGGTCAGCGTAGAGAATAGAAACCATCCTCATCCACAAGAACATCGGGGATCCCCTCATCCACCGCATCCCCTTCATCTTCTGAATAATCCACATCAGATTCCTCCATTGCTATCCGCATTTCATCCATTATAATTCTCTGAATTACAAGAGCCCAATCATCCTTTCCCTTGCTTTCAAGATATTGTCCTATTTTTATGAGTGTTTCAATATCCATTTATTTATTTTAGATTTTTTATTTTTAAACATTTTGAAAATGGATTGAGGTCTGGACGACCTCTTTTGAATTTACTGCCGAAGGGTAATCAATGAAAAGAGGTCTTCCAGACCATATGTCAATTTTAGACATATTAAAATAAATAAATTATTGATACTCTTGAAAATGGATCGTGTCTGGACGACCTCCTTGCCTTATTTTTCAATAAACACCGTCGCTTGAATTATTGAAATAAATCTTTAGCGACATATTTTACATCCTTGAATTCTAATTGTGGGTCTATCGCTAAATCCACTTGTTCCTGAACTTGTTTCTTTTTATCTTGGAGAAGAGTATTAACGAGATCTAAATCGGCGTTGATTCTCTGGTCTATTTTAAATATGACAGCTGAATCTGGGTCGCACCGAGCGAACTGACCATTGGGTTCATGGATACTACATCTTATTTTCGTGATAACTCTGTCAATTGTGTTCGTAAATTGAACCTGACCCGCGAAACCATTCAGGAAATCTCCATAAGGATTCGCCTTATTAACGATAGCGACTATCGGAAGAGTGACACCGCTTGTAAGACCTCCTAACACTTGGTTAGAATCTGCTATAATATCTGACCGAATTGTATAATAAGGACGGAGAGATTTACTCGGAAGTCTTTCAGCAGTTATAAATACTGAACTTACGGGACTCACTGTGACAGCGGGGGTGATATATCTCCCAGGAACACTAAATGATAGTCCTGCGGGTGTTATTCCGACAGGGAGAACTGGTGATATTAATTTAGCATTGGTCGCATTCTGCTGATAATCAATGAGGTCTGCTTCCGATATATCAGCATTAGTCGTTAATACATTAACATTATTGAGATCCGCATTAGCTCCGTGTGCTTTTAACCGAACTTGCCGAGAAGAAGTCGTGTTCGGATTATGAAACTGATTGTATCTGTATCCCATGATTCCAACGAGACTTATATCCCAGAGGTCTTCTGGGACAATCCAGTCTTCTATAAATAACCCTGACTGAGCGTCCATAATAGACCACGGATGAATCCCGATATTATGAGAAACATAATCAGTTGCCGATGCTCCAGTAAAAGTCGCACTGAATTCATCTGTATAGGGAGCTAATTCAGGTGTATAACTATTACGGAGAGGTCTTTTATTTACCTTATAGCATCCTTCGGTAGCATTTTCATTAATAGGTGCGACATCTCCCGCTGCCCTATTGATTCCTCCATCCCACTTGTCTCCGACCTTTTCGGATGTATGTAATGAACTGATTCTGAATCTCTGTTGGTCTGTATCATATGATATGACAGGTTCATCTGCCCCGAGATACATGGCGAACTGATAGGGGTCTAAATTATAGACTTTATCCGAAGTCGCTTGAGAGAAGTGATACGATTTATTATAGAGGACTGTCCCTAAATTAGAAGCATAACTCGCTCCCGCTGTATTAGAGTTTCCATTATAGAGTATGATAGCGGCGTTTCCGTATCCTGAAAAATGAAAGTCAAATCCGAAATGTCTTCCGAATCCAGAACCTAACTGATATTGAGGAAGTCCTTGGGCGGCGGCCGAAGCATTGGAATGAAAGAAATGACCTGGAATTTTATTTCCTGTTCTGGTGAATTGAAATCCTATCACATAAGAATACTGACCTGTTCCTCTATCATAGAGTCTGACTTTACGACCGAATCCATAAGCAAGATCATCAAAGTCAGGTTCAGTAGCGTCATCAAAATAAGCGTTTCCATAATCAGTTGAAGCGACATCTGCTCCTGTAAATGTAGCACTCAGGGGATTGTAATCCACGAAAAGAGGGTAGGTAGTATTACTCGCTGAAACGGCATTATCGTATAAGTCATAACCTAATTTAGGTGCTTTCTGACTCCTTATGTTAGAACCGAAATTAATACCCCATGTTAATCCACCATTATCGGTATATGATCCGTTATCATTATCATATAGATTCATATGAATGAATCTTGTGTAGGTTGGGTCGCACTGAAATCCGCTCTGAGTGTAATTAAACAATTCAGGATAGATTCCCTGAGAGTCAAAGAATCTTTTAAACCGAAGTAAATTGTCCTCCGTCCATTCTATCGCGGTAGTTAAAACCTCTGCTGTGTTAGATACGGGATAGTCAGGAGATATAAGAGCTCCGTTTCTCCCTCCCACCCATCCTTCATACCAAGGACCACTATCGCTCGGAGGGATAAGGTCTATCCCCGCTGTATAGAATTCAGGTCTTTTTAATCCTATATGCTGATAGGATGAGAGGTAATGATATGAGTGGTTTATGTCTCTTGTTCCGTCAGTTTTTCTCCATTCAGTATAGTCAGAATTAGAGAAATTCGTATTGGTAGCACAATTATAAAGTTTATAAGCACTCGTTTCAGTTGATATCGTAAATGTTTCTCTTTTAGTATAAGTTGAAAGGTTAGAAGTTGTATCGTAGTCCCATTGTTTAAGGTCTGTTCGGTTATTTAACTCCTGTGTCAATTGGTCTGCTAAATCTACTGGTGAATTATAACCTGCGTTCGCCTTTAATGATATCAGATTTTTAACTTGTATATAGTCGCCCCATAACGCAGGATCTCTTAAGGATTCTGCCACATCAGTGCTATATTCAAGACCAGCATCGGGAGGGAGAAACTCTGAAGAGTTAGAACCTGATACCTGAAATGTAAATGTCGCATGAGTATTACTCGTTATATAAGCATTCGCCGACATTTCTATATCTGACCCATTAATGGAGACAATAGAACTATTAACTGGATACCAATTCAGCGGAGTCTGGGCGACAAGAACCATTCCAGGGATAAGATTATCTGAAGTAGAACTATGAGTTAATCTGAGTGTAGGGTCTCCGAATTTAGACTGACCTGTTATCGTATATTGAACCGCATTAGGAGTCCCGAAGAAGGTCTGCTTACGGGCGAATATGGTATAACGAGCCCCATCATTCAGACCATCTACTCTGTATCGGGTGTGAGCTGCTCCCGTATTATACGGGAGATATTTTACATTAAGGTCAGCGTCGCATCTCGCTAATAGGTTCGGAGGATTCCATGTCTGACCTCCATCTGAACCAGAAACGGGAGCACCCCCGTCTCGGGGATGAATCTGATTCCACATAATTGCTGTTCCGTCTCCAACCCATCTGCGTGGGAGATGAGCGTAATAGTCTCCATTAGCAGACTTGTATGGAGAAACGACCAGATTGAATGTATCATCTCTGATATCTATTGACTGACTGGCATTCTCTACTTCTACGAGAGAATATTTATTCGGGAGACTATCATTAAATAATTTATTATTGTATTGTGTAATTGATACATCTACAGAACGACCTAATGATTTACCTGATATCTGTATCTGACCCGCTTCAGCTCCTATTTCTGATATGAAAGAACTATGAACTGAAATAGTATCACCTGCTTTAATATGAATTCCGTCTCCACATCTGTTAGTCCATTGAGCGGGATTCTGATTGTTTCTTGCTATATACTCATCACTCTGTTCTCGGGGGCATTCTACAAGGATAGAACGGGTTAATCCACTCATATGTTATATGAGAGACTTATAAAAAGAAATAAAGTTATATATTTTAAATTTATTTAGGCGTATCCCATCTCTATCATTCCATCCCTTAGATTGGCGACACGCATCACCTGAAGCCATGCCCTCATAGTAGAAGCACCGACAACATTGGTTCGGGTATCATATAACTCAATACCCCTGCTATTAACACGCTCACCCCGATTGAGACGATAGGCAGTCCAGAACTGAGTCTGCTGGAGTTCATCCAGAGCATTATGATCCTCAAAGTCGCAAGACCCAGGAGTATTAGTATGATTGGTCGCTAACTCTCCCTCACCCCGATATAAGTCCCGAGCAATGTAAGGAACACGACCTTCTGACATAAATACATTATGATAATGACGGGCATCATTGCTGACATCAATAGGATATAAGAAATTGTCATTGTATTTTAGATTGGTGGTGACCTTATTGGTTGTAGTGTTATCAATAGTCGGGCCATTGGCCTGATAAACATTCAATAGAGACTGGTCTTTCGCCGCGTTAGCACCGCTACCCTCAGCACCGACGAATACTTTATTAACGATACGTCCCGCCCCACCGAGATTCTGGATGAGTCCGTTAGCATATTGAGTGGCACTCACCGTTCTCTTAACGAAATGATAATCCACATAGGTGAAAGACATAGTGCTATTCGCCTGACGATACTGCTCCATCATGTCCTGTGGATAGAAAATATAATCAGCGATCATCTGGCAGTCGTTTCTGACAAGAGTGACATCCTGAGTTGGAGAAGTTGCTAAACTCATACAGATTCTCTCGCTTGTTGTCCCCGTTTTCCTGTCCGTAAAGGTTAGATGAATGCTGACCTGCTCTGACATCATATAGAGGGGAAGCTGATTCGTCTTCAAGAAGGGAAAGAGGTCCGCTAATAGGATAGAATAGGTTGGTTTATTCTTTTCATCCTGATAATCCAAGATTGCTCGGGACGGAAGGACTTCCGTATTTTTACCAATAGGGTCCCAGAATTTATCACCGACACCAGCGAGATTAACACCTGTCCCATTATCAATCTGAATGGATTTAGCCTCGGTGATTGATTCGGTGATACTGGCGGTATTACTTGCGGTCGTAAAACTTGCCGAGCGACACTGGAGAACAGGAGCAGTCTTTAAGAAACGACCTGACATAACAGACTCTCTTTCAGAGACAGCATCAGGGGGAAGGAAAGTTGTTTCATATGCGGAGAAATGATTGTAGTCCTCAATCTCGCAGATTGTTTTCGTGCCTACTCGGAGAGCACAACGCTGAATGAGAGAATGAACGCCAATATGGGCGGGGAAAAAGGCACGAGCATCAGTCCCCGAATAAACATCCCCAGCGGTGGAGAATGTAATGCGGGAGTTAGAGTGGAGGATGCCCTTGTTATCTAAAACGAAACGAGCCTCACGCTCACTGAAAATGACTGGATCGAGAATGTCTGTCTGTATATTTATGGCTGTGTCCGTAGATACACTCCCTATGCGGATTAGGTCTGGAATCTGGGAGGGTGAGGGTCCTTGAGAGTCATCTGTAGTATCCATTATATTATAATAATAAAAATAAAAAAATTTATAGGTCATTTTAAAATATGTTCCTCACTTAAAAATTAGTTCGGTAGTTATATTGTCATAACAATATGCCCTATAAGGATATAGAAAAAAAGAGAGAATCTGCGAGGAAATCATATCATAATCGTAAAACACCCGAAAAATTGGAAAGAGATCGTTTAGCGATGGCGGAAAAAAGAAAAGACCCAGAAAAGAACAAGATTTTACAATCAAGATGTCGTATAAGTAAATGGAAAAAAGAAATTCGTTATTGGGGAACTTGGCAAGAATTAGATGAACTATTTATGAATGCTTTATGCTGTCCCCTATGCGACTGCGTCATGAATCAGGCCAATAATTCATTTCAGAAATCATTAGACCACGATCATCATAGTTTATATTTTAGAGATATAATCTGTAAGAATTGTAATAATTACAGAGGTAAAGTAGATAGAAATAGAATGATGGTTCATTTAGAACTATATAGGAGATTTAATTTATTTTAGCACCTGAATGCTTCCGTTGGCACTGACAATGGTCTGTCGGCTATGTATGAACAAGAAAATAGAGTTAGGGTGGTCTGAAGTGAGACGAAGCTGAAGTTGAACGCCGAAGGGAGTGGTGCTGAAATCTATCCCTTGGTTGCTGATAGAGTCATATGCGACACCGAGACCCCATGCTGATCCTCCATTAATAATATTTTTAGCATTAACGAAATTAGTTCCGTAATCAATATTTCTGATAACAGATGGTTCAGCGGAGGTCCTCTGAATCTTGGCGAAATTCTGAACCGCATTCATATAGTTGCGGACTAACTGAGAGTCCATTGTTTCATTGTCCCGACCAGCGGTGGTCTTCTGGAGAGTATCAATATTGTATTCAAGTGGAAATCTTTCACCAGCACGGGTGAATACTGCCTGTTCTACGACTGCCTTGGAAGCATCGGAGTTCGTAAAGGATAGGGTCGCTAAACCATCACGAGTCCATGA